GTGCATGTTACCAGTTACGGTAATGCCCGCGCCGGAGGTTTCGCAAACGCCATACACACCACCCAAGTTACCGATGGTGGATACGCTTGCGTCAATATGCAACTGTCCAGTCGCACCAAAAGCAGACAAGTTGCAAGACGGAGTAACGGCAATGGTAATCATCATGCTTCCAAACATAGATGATACCCAACCAGCGCCTAGTTCTACGCCACCGTCATCTGAGTAAACGGACCAACCAAAGTGCTTCTTACCGTTTGCAGAAACGAGAGCAAGACCATCGCCAGCGGAGTCTCCCGACATATCGCCGCCGTACAGAATGTCATTGGTTCCACCGAGAACGTAAAGACCGTCCGCGTTTGGACCAAGAGCAAGTCCGTTGTAAGTAGAGGTTACGATTTTAGACATTGTATTAAGCCTCTAGGCTCGTAGCGAACTCGCCGCGAAGCAGCCAAGACTCGGACCATCGTCCGTAGTTGCCATACCACTTGTAGCCAAGGGATGCGAACTGCTCTAGCAAGCCCTGGCGAAGCGGACCAACAACACGTCCGAATTCACCGATGCTCTTGTCAAAAATCTTCGCAAGAGAGAACGGAGAACCAAAAGCTACTGGGAATACGTTGTCGGCATTGGATACTGCGGTTCCAGATGTGTGGTCGAAACGTAGTCCACCGTTTGCACCCTCACCAATAATGTTAATGGTCGTGCCACTGGAGTAATCAGCGGACACACGAACACGCTCATTGGTTGGGTAGAAGGTGTTTGCGGTCTCGGCAGTACCAATGGTTAGCCAGTCACCGGACGTGATGTTCGATGCGGAGGCTACAACAATGGTCGTGCCAAGTGCAGAAGCAGCGGATGAAAGGGTCGTTGCTACTGGGGCCGCATTTGCAGCGCCCGCAGCACCAAAGACCTTCGCCCAAGGGGTAACAACCAACTTGAACGGACCAATCTCTCCCAACTCGAAGTTCAAGATGATGCGGCCCTGCTGGTACTGACCAACACTTACGATGTTTCCACCGGTGCGTAGGTCATGGAAAACAGAAGGCGGCATAATTGCAATCCACTTCTTCTCCCCATTTCCTAGGTCGAAGTAAGGGCACTTCAAAGTCTGAAGCAAGGTCATTAGTTCAGAGGCAATAGCGTCGGTAAAGCGGTGCGTCGAGGTTCCTGCATCCAAAGATGCACGAGCAGCATAGCGCCACACGTTTGAACCCTGAAGAGCAGCCGCCTGTGCCAGCAAGTCCACGGACTCAGCAAGAGCCTTACCAATTGCCTTGAAGCGGCTCTCACCATAGTTGGTGTATGCCATCAAGTCAATTGACTCGGCCCACTGGGTTGCACCACCACGCGAGGTAGGCGTGATGGTAACAACTGCGTCACGTAGAGCAGATGGGGTTACGTCTGCAATCTGCGAGATTGCGGAGGTAGAAGGCTCAAGGTCGCTTAGGAAGATAGCCTGAACTGCACTACCAAGGAAGGTAGCGGATTCAACGCCATCCTTTTCCACGGGATGCGCCAACTGGTCGTAAACCCTTGAGAACGCTGCGGCCTCTAGGTACTTCTCCATGTAGAGAGTACGGATGCTATTGCTTAGGGCGAGTCCGCCCAATGCAGTAGCAGAGGTCTGAATAGTCACGGAATTCTCCTTTTATAGCGGTTTATGCAGGCTGTCCCAACTCAGTTAGGCGCTTCTTGATTGCGACGCGCTCTTCCTTGTTTGCGTTTGGATTACCCTGCGTTGCCGCTAGTCTTGTCATCAATGCCACAATTTCGTCGTCCTTAGCCTCACCCCCTGGAGTCACGCCACTTGTGGTTGTAACGAGTCCTGACGGTGATGCGGGTGCTGTCTGCTTGGCGGTGTTCACAACAGCGGCGGCGGTTAGTCCAGTTAGCTCCGCGAAGGATTCCTTCCACGAAGGATAACTCTTCTTGTTCCATTCCGCTACAATGTTGTCACGGGCCGCTTTCGGCAGTCCAGACTTTTCCAAGATTTGACGTGCGGCATTCTGAGCGTCCTCGTCCGACAAGCCTTTATCGGCCTGAGAACTCGCCTCACTCGCTGGCTGGCGAGGGGATTCCTGCTGTCTCTGTGCCCGTTGTGCTTCTACAAAGGTGTCAATAGCCATATTGCGCCTTGCTTCATTCACCTGGGCTTCGGTCAGTTGAGGATTTTGCTGGCG